AGTTGCTGTAGCACGAGTAGTATTGTAAGTAGTTGTCGTACTACTGCTAGTGTTATAAGTAGTCGTAGTAGACTTACTAGTGTTGTACGTGGTCGTTGTACTATTGCTAGTTGACCACGTAGTTGTCGTAGAATTACTTGTACTGAACGTAGTTGTAGTAGATTTGTTAGTAGATACTGTTGTACTCCACTCTACTTTTTCAGAAAAGCCTATCGTAAACATTACGCAAAGTCTCCAATGTAATTAACTAGTACCTGGGAAGAACTCATTACGTAGTAGCTTAGTACACTGATCTCGTTTGCTCCTGTGTTTTGAACAATGGTTGCACCGTTGATTGGTTTCTTAGCTTCTGAGGGTAGTGTAAAGTCTCTACCGCCCGTAGCATCTTGCACGATAATAATATTACCAGAACATCCAATAGAGCTACTCAAGTTAGAAAACGAGAAGGTAGTATCAGCCGTCATGTTTACCATGAAGTTATTAGTTGCACCAAAGTCTAATGCTGTTGATGAACTGTTAGCTGCTACTGTAGCTTGTACAGATTTAGTTCTTGCTGTAACAATACTTTTAGCTACAGATAAACCACCTGCAGTGGCTATAGAGCCATCTGAAGTACTTGTTGCTTCTGTACCACCTGCTACAACTACACGAGAACTTACGTCTAATGTACCTGTTACATTGACTCCTGCCGAATCTGTTTCAAATTTCTGAACTCCATCATAATATAAATGACCTGCACCACCATTTAAAAACTTACCAACCATTTCATCATCAGTAGAGTTAATTAAATAAACGCCATTGCCATTATTTTCTATTCTAAAGTTACCTGTACCTACATCTTTAATATAAGAATGAGTACCATCGTGATAAATTTCTAAGTCGTCACCTGTACCAAAGGTTGCCTTGTCGTTATCGGCTAGAGCTATACCACCATTAGCGGCTATTTCACCACCAACAGTTAATGTATTTGTAATATTACCACTAGCAAACGTAGGGCCATCACCAGTTCCGACAGCTTGGTTAAGAGCTTTGACAGCGGCTAGGTTAGTGACTTCACTATCCATAAGCGCACCTGCAGCCGTCACATTAGTTGCATCGGTTACGTCGGCACTTGCTTCTATAGCATTTAATTTAGTGTGGTCAGCGTCAGTAAACACATTAGAATCCGAAGCACTTTCCACAAGAGTTCTAATTTCAGCTGCAGTCTGATCTGCAGTTGCACTAGCTTCTATACCATTAAGTTTAGTGTGGTCAGCATCTGTAAACACATTAGAATCTGTTGCAGCTTCTACTGCCGCTCGTATTTCAGCATCAGTTTGATCAGCTGTTGCACTAGCTTCTATACCGTCTAATTTTGTTCCATCTGTTGCAAGATCTCTACCGTCTACAGTTCCTGAGACTACTACGTTACCAGTTACGTCTATGCCTGTGGATGTTGTGGCGAATTTAGCCACGTTATTATGATATAAAGTTACTGCTCCATCACTTACAAAAGTAGCCATAGTTTCGCCAGTATATTTATCTATACCTACAGAATTACTTCTAATATTTAACCAACCAGTTCCTGAATCGTCAATAAAACTAGCAGTACCATTGTGGTATATACTTAAGTCCGAACCTGTACCAAAGGTAGCCTTATCTCCGTCAGTCCATATTACATCGCCTGTAATAGTGCCTCCTGTAAGAGATAGTCGTTCTGTAAAATCTGCAGCTAGAGGAGTAATAAAGACAATGGCTGCACCTGAAAGGTTTAACGCACTGTCGCTATTGCTACTCTCTGCTACTGTTCTTGATAACGTAGTTCCACTGGCAGTATAAGTTCCTGTACCTAGCTCCCAACTATTGCCGTCTTCAATAACGTAACGAACGGTGTCTCCATTAGAAACACCGCCCTCTGCGAAAGTCTGATATCCTTGTTCCGCACTTCCTAACGTTATTGTTCCAGTGCCTGTAGTAGACGTAGCTACCTTAACTCTGTTTGCTAATACTGCCATGATCCTACCCTATTTATGCTATGCGAATTATCGCATTAGATGCGTTTGCCGTAGGGAACTGTATTGTAAAATCACCTGCAGTAGCACTAACTGTACCTCCAAAATCAAAAACTGCGATTGCTTTGTTGCTTGCCGAAGAGTTGTAAATAATACAACCATCTGCACTAGTTGTTACTGTTGAGAAAACCTCATCAGTAAAATCTAAAAATGCTGTAGTACCAGAAAGAGCAATAGTTGCCCCATCAAGATTTTGACCACCTGCACTATAGTTAGTACCTGTAGCCTCGTCAGAGTTTCCTGTTACGTTAGAATAGTTAGTAGTAGCTGCACCATAAGTTCCTGATGGAGAAGCCTTTATGAGAGCTATTTTTAAAGTGTGAGTATCTAAATCGTGAACACCTCCAAGTAGCTCTTGCTTGAAGCTGCTGCACATTGCTGTAGTTATTGCCATTGAAAGAGTCCTCTATTTAGCTAATGGTCAAATATGAAAAAGCCAAGCCCCCTGAGTGAGGGCTTGACTATGTGGTTTAAGCAGCGTTGTACTTAGCTGAGACAAGTGCCTCTGGTCTAAGAATTTTTCTGCCGTAAAGGTGCATACCACGAACAATGTCAGCGAAGCTGTCTGGGTCACGGTAAGACTCTACTTTGTTGATTTGCTCCGCAGATGCGACAGCAGAATCATGTCCACAAACGATAACACCGTAATTGGTGTTTTGGTTTGCAGTGCCTGTAGTACCTGCACCTGTGCCTACTGAAGGTAGGTTGTTGCTTTGGTACACACGGAAACCGTGTAGGCTGTTAAGGATCAAGCCGTTCATCATGCCTGAGCCACCGAAGTCTGCGTTTAGAACACGAGAATCTTCGTCCTTTAGCATCTCAATAAAGACAGGATCTAGAACAATCCATCGACCACGAGAGTCAACGTTACTTTGATCTAATATACGACCCATTCTTGCAATGATTTGCAAAGGTGTAGCTGTTGATGTTGAAGCGGCTGTTGCTCCAGGTAAACGTGCTGCTACAGGGATCGAGTGATCTGCTGCAGAAGACGTTGTGATGTTACCGAAGTCGCCCTTCTTAAGCTTGTTAGCTGCAAGAAGTTCGTCTGAACCTGCACCTGAATTAGACTTAGTACCAGAAACAGTAGAGTTTACTGTGTCAGCTACTTCAGTTTCAAGTGGAGTGTCGGTAGTTGCAGGAGTCAACTTGTAACCTGCTAAGTAACCTAGACACTCTTTATCCATTTGGTCTGCCAAACGGTAAGCGGCTCTGTCTGTAGCAAGCTTCATAAAGTCGATGTGGCTATGTTGCTCCTCGATGTCATCCATCTTAAATGCAAAGTAGTTAGCTTTATCGACAACAAGTTGATAATCTGCATCAACAAGATCCTGAGCTGCAACTGTTGTACCCCTTGCGTAGGTCTTAACAGTTACTTCAGGTTCTTTCATAATGCGAACCGTATCTCCTTGGTTTGCTATGTCACCAAAATATTCGTTATTGGTAATAGCGTTAGCAACTGCAGACTTGCGGAATGCAAGTTGTGCAGCTTTGCTGTAAATAACTGGTGAGAAAACACCAGTGTTCAGGTTTGTATAACCCGACGCCTGTGCGAAAGCCATGAGTAAATCCTCCTAGAATGTTGATATGGCTGTGGAAAAAAACACATCATATACACAAAAGAGGCCTATCTTTTTTAGGGTGCATAAACACAGACGTTGATCGACATCTGAGTTAATGGGCCTATAATTTGATGGGGTAGTTCTTTGCGGCTTAGTGCTTGGTTAAAAGCATATGTGTATAGCTAGTACACATATACCTGTAGTTATATCTACAAATCTTTAAGTGTCAACTACTTTTTAAGATCGTAGACAAATTTACCGCTTCGAATAGCTTCCATAATTTCATCTGCTTTTTCGGCATATTCTTTAGCGGTCATCTTCTCTACTACTGATTCTTTCAGATAAGAGTTAGATTCTTCTGCCTCTGGTGTTTGACGACTACGAGTCTTTACGGAAGACGCTGCAGCCTTGTCTACACTTTTAGGCTTTGTGGTTTTGATGCCTTTATCAGCTTTGTACAAATCTATAACACGAGCTACAGACTTGTGATCTATCTGATCATATAGGACATCTTGAACCCACTTAGGTTGTTCTTCTGCCCAAGTATGAAACTCTTCACCTTCTCGAATAGACATATAGTCTGGGTGTAAGAGAGCTAAGGCAGCTTCTTCTTTTTCTCTTGTTGCTTCTTCTCGTAAAACTTCAAACTCTTTAATACGTTTATCAAGATTGTCTGACTTCTCACTAGCTTTTCTATCAGCTATAGATTCAACAATAGAAGCAACTTCAGGAAACTTTTTAGTCCAGGCATCTATCTCTTCGGAAGTCTTAGGTAAGACTAACTCATTGTTAGCTGCACTATTTAATTGTTTCTTAAGTTCTTCTATCTTGGATTCATACTCCTGCTCTTTGGTAGCCAGGTGTCTTCGTATGTCTCCATAACGTTTCTTAAACGTCTTTTCTTCTTGTGTTTTTGGCTCTGGCTCAATCTCCTCTTTGGGAGTCTCCTCAGATTCAGATTTGGTATCAACAGATTCTTGCTTGGGTTCATCCTTACTTTCTGCTTGAACTTCTTCTTTTACTTCTTCAGGCTCTGCTTCTCCAGTTACACCTTTCAGTAAATCCTCCAGTTCTTTCTCATCGCGTTTAATTTTTAGTTGCATTCGCTTATGAGCGATTGAGTCTGGTTCTTGGGTTGCTACATCCGACATTGTTTACTCCTTTATGTTGGGGCCTGCGGTTAAACAGGGTAGCCTTATTATTATTATTGACGAGCTATGGTAGCTTTATTTTTTAGTTCTTCTTGATACAAATCCTCCTTTAGTGTATTTAGGTTTCTTAGGTTCAGTGTACTTTTTGGCTACACCACCTTTGTACATAGGATTAAAATCATTATTTACATTACCTGATTGTCCTGGATTAGCTGATTGACTTGCACTAGGAGATTGACCAGGAGATTGACCCGAAAAATCTATGCCTGTTCCTTCACTTATAGCATCTAATAAACCTTGATTAGGATTAGCTGTCGTTGAGGATGTGTTATTATTATTATTATTGTTATTAATATTGGATACACCTCCTCCTGAAGAAATAGACGAAGAAGGCACATCACCTGCAAGAGTTTTAGATTGTGCAAATTGTGCATAAGCTGTTTCAGTTAAGGCATCCATAACTGCATCTTTTTGTTCTCCCTCAGGTGTATTTTTTAATGCATTTTGTAAATTATTAACTGCTAAACTTGTTTGATCTAAATTATCATCTCCTGTATCTATACCTGCTGCTTTCATTTGTGCTTTTTGTATCATTTTATATTGAGGACTTTTCATAAATAAATTTTCTAAAACCGTAGGTTTTCTTTTACCCAATGTTAATTCTGAAA